GTTAACGCCTTCTACACAGAAGCCGGTGACGGCGCAGAGCTTCACATTCTGGCCGTGTCTGAGGCAACCACTCTGACACAGATGGTGGCAGCTGCTGCTGACAGCCCCATCCACAAGCTTCTCGATCCCGCAGCCGGTCGCATCCGTCTGGTAGGTCTGAACCGTACACTCCCCGCTAACTACGAGGCCACTATGAACGGCAGTGTTGACGGTGACGTACAGACCGCCGTAGCTGCTGCTCAGGCTATCGCTGAGAGCTATCTGGGCAAGATTGCCCCTGTTTGTATTATGGTTCCTGCCATGAAGTGGAGTGGCAGCATGACCAACATCTACCAGCCTCGTGAGGGCTCGCAGAATATGGTCAGCGTTATACTCGCTTCTGACGGTAAGGTTGGCACAACTCAGAGTGCCGCTATGGGTATGATTCTCGGTCGTGCCGCTAAGGTTCCTGTGAACGTAAGCATTGGCCGCGTTAAGGATGGAGCTATCTGTGCTTCTGGTGCTGGCTTCCTGATGGATGGCACAACTCCTGAGAGCCACTATGCAGACTGGAACGCTCTGCATGATGCAGGCTACATCTTCTTCCGTACCTATATCGGAAAGGGTGGCTACTATCTGAACGATGACGCAACCGCAACGGCCACCACAGATGACTACTGCCGTCTGTGCCTGACACGTGTTATCCAGAAGGCAGTTGTAATCTGTTACAAGTGCTACATCGATGAAATTCTGGACAACATCGACGTTGACCCTGAGACGGGCAAGATCCCGACTGCTATGGCCAAGTACTACGAGTCACTGCTGGCCAAGAACATCAACAGTGGTATGGAGGGTGAGATGAGCGGCTTCAACGCAAGCATCGATCCTGATCAAGACCTTATCACTACCGGCAAGATGGACGTGGTGGCCCGCATCACTCCGACTGCCCTGCTCCGTGAGATTGAGGTGAACCTTGCATTTACTAACCCTAACGCATAAGAACAATGAGAGACTTTAATTCAAAGGAATATGCCTGGATCGATGTTACCGTCGTAGTTCTGGGCGTGGAGATCAAGACCATTCGTGCCGTTGAGTACAAGTCAAAGCGTGCTACAGAGGCCCTCTATGCTGCTGGCAAGTGGGCGCGTGGCATCCAGAGAGGCCGCAAGGAGGTTGAGGGAACGCTTACCGTTCTCCAGTCTGCCCTGATTGCCCTTCAGGACGCAGGTAAGGCTGCTGGCTTCAACGATATCACCGATATCGAGTTCGACATGGTTGTGTCGTATGCCAGCGAGTACGGTGGCAAGGTCACCACAGACCGCATCCGCCAGTGTGCTATCACTGAGGCCGTGAACTCCATCAAGGAAGGCGACCTCTATTCAGAGCACGCCCTGCCGTTCATCGCTTGTGAAGTTGAGTATGGTATCTAATCCGGGACTGCCATGAAGGAAATCGATTCAAAACAGATTGATGCGTGGAAGAAAGCGCACGGCGACGTTTTCAAGGTAGAGGTTGACGGTAAGGTCTGCTACCTGAAGAAGCCAGACCGCAAGGTGCTGGGAGCCGCTTCCGTTCTCGGAAAGAACGACCCGATGAAGTACAACGAAGTCCTGCTGGAGAACTGCTGGCTGGGTGGCGATGAGGAAATTAAGAAGGATGACAGCCTGTTCCTGGGCGTGTCAAGCCATCTTGCAGAAATCATCGAGATCAAGACCGCAGAGATAAAAAAACTCTAAGCCGGACAGGTTTAAAGGATAAGCGCGGATGGCTCTTCCTCGGCGATGCGCTCATTCGCGCTTATCTTCATTTCGACCCCTCCGACCTGTCTGACGAAGAATGGGCGATGCAGATAGGGATGGCAGAATATATCAGGGCCGACTTAACAAATTCACTCACCATTAGTTTACGAGCATGCCTACGTTAGAATATACTTTCTCCATCCAAGACCAAGCCAGTGATAAGCTGCTACGGATAACGGCTGCCAGCCAGCCGCTCATCAGTGCGGTTACTACCGTGCAGGATAAGATGGCCGCTGCCGGTACACTGATGAATGAGACGGGCGGTAGCATTACTGCCCTGAAGGCACAGATTGACGCGCTGAGCGCAGAACGCGACCTGCTTCCGGCTGATGGTCTGGGAACTATCGCCCAATACAACGAACGCATCGGAGAGCTTCAGCAGAAGGTGTCTGACCTGCAGACCGCCAAGCCGAAGCCCGTCACCGTTCCTTACACATTTACCCTGAATGACCGTGTCTCTGGCGGTCTTCGGAAGATTAACACAGAGAGCGAGCACGTCCGCAGTGCTATGGATGGCGTTGGCCAGAAGATGAAGGCCGCAGACGCATTGATGGACGCGACGGGCAGAAGCGTCGGTGCGCTTCGTGCCAAGATAGAGGCCCTTCGTGCTGAGCGCGAGTGGATCCCCTCAGACAACCTCGATGCCATCCGTGAATATGACAAAGAAATCAAGTCGCTGGGTGATGAGATAGAGCGTGTGGAACGCCTTACCAGCGGCACAAGTAACTTGAGCAAGTGGGCCGGTGACTTGGCAAGTAGCGTCCCCGGCATCGGACTGCTCAAGAACCCCATCGTTCAAGCTGGAGCCGCGATGATTGGAACGGCCAAGTCTGCCATGACCTTCGACCAGAACATGGCACAGGTGAATATTACCACACTGCTTGAAGGAGAGGATCTCGAAAACCTGAAGAAAGGCATCAAGGGCGTGGCAGAAGAGTTCGGCGCGGACGCTGCAACGGTTCCTTTGGCTTTCGACCTTATCAACTCACAGATCAACGATGCCGATAAGTCCATGAATGTGCTGGCTGCCAGTATTAAGGGTAGCAAGGCGGGCTTCGCGGACGTGAACACCGTAGCCTCAGCACTGGCACAGACCGTGTCACTGTTGGGCGATGTTGATGCCAATGAGGTGCTGGACGTGTTCTTCGCATCAAAGCGAATGGGTGCGGTGGACTTTTCCAGCTTGGCACAATACCTGCCGAAACTGCTGTCAACAGGTGTCGGCATGGGTATTGACTACAAAGACGTATCAGGCGCATTCTCCTACCTGACTGGTAAGGGCCAGAGTGCCGACCAGGCCACCGTTATGCTTCAGAACGCCATGTCTATGCTTGGCAGGGGTGACGTTCGCGATAAGATGGCAAAGGCTGGCGTGAAGGTCTTTGATGAGCAGGGCAAGATGCGTGGCATGACGGATATCTTCGGCGACCTTAGTAACCTGATGAACGGACGCTCTGATGAGGAACGCTCACAGCTGCTGGAAGGTTTCGGCATTGTGGATAAGGAGGCAAAGGGAGCCTTTAACGTCCTGATGGCCGATATGGAAAAATACAAGGGTATTGTTGAAGGTGTTCAGGACGCTACTAAGAACGAGGAAGGTAACAAGGCCCTCGCAGCCAGTAAGAACACCGTTCAGGAGGCGGAGGAAGCGTGGAACCGCTTTAAGAACGTAGGCCTTTCCATCGGCGAGCAGATGCTACCTACTATCTCCACCGGCCTTGAAACATTCTCCACACTTATTCAGGCTTTGTCGCCTGTAGTACAGTTGGTGGCCCCGATTATCAGTGGCGCGTTCTCTGGTGTCAGCGTGGTACTGAAAGGCGTTACTTTTGTTGTTAGGACACTGATTGACTTTTTCGGTGGCTGGCTGAGTTACCTACAGGAGGGACAGCCTCTCGTTGTCGGCTTTACCGCTGCACTTGCCGCACTCGGAGTGGTATGGGCTGCCAACACGGCCATTGCCAAAGCCGATATCGTATGGCAGGGCATCAAGAATGGCCTTACCGTCGTTTCGACTACTCTTACGGAGGGATGGGCCGCAGCACAGGCATTGCTAAACGCCTCCTTCCTTGCCTGCCCGCTGACGTGGGTTATAGCTGCTATCGTTGCGGTTGTTGCTGCAGTAGCTGCTGCATGGCAGAAGTTCGAAGGCTTCCGTGTTGCAGTTCTTGGCGCATGGGGCGTAGTTAAGGAGTTCGGACGCGCACTCGTGAGTGCCATTGTGTCACCGATTAAACAGATTCTGAAAGGTATTGGAAGTCTTGGCGAGGCTATTGCCAACCTCTTTGAGGGCAATTTCGATGCAGCCGCGACAGCAGCCAAGCAAGGCTTCAAAGATATAGGAAAGGGCGTGCTTCAGTCATCGCCCGCAGGTATTGCCGTCAACACGTGGAAAAACGGCAACTATGCCAAGGCATGGGAAGATGGCAAGCAGGCCGGACACCAGAGCTGGGCAAACTCACAGTCTGAGAAGGCAAAGTCGGCAGCGGAACTGCCAAAGGAACTTGAGGCCGCAATGAACGTATCAGAGACCGCTGCTCCCGCAGTCAGCACTCAAGACCTGCTGAAAAAGATGGATAAGAGCGGTAAGGGTGGTAAGAGCGGCAAGGGATCCAAGACCAAGCAGACTCTTAACCTCAATGAAGAGGCCACCAACTATGCGCAGAGTGCAAACTATCTGGCAGCTACACAGAAGCTGGCTCCAGTAACGGCAAAGCTGCTGCCTATCGGTGACGTTGCTCAGGCTCCATCCGTCAATGGCGGCATCGCCAAGACGCAGGCCATCACTCAGACCAACAGCGCACTGACGGTGGACGTTTCCAAGCAGGAGTACGAACCAGAGGGTACAAACTACCTGAGCGATATCATGGCCAACGTCCGCAAGATAGCTGCTGCTGTCATGCTACCAATGGCCGTATCTCTGGCCAGTCCCGCAGAGGCCTCAGCAACCACCAACATACTGAGCCAGTCGAAGACACAGAACGTGTCCGCTTCCTCTATGACTGTACAGTCTGACGCGCTCAGTCTGTCAAGCAATGACAACGGATCCGTTATTGACCTGAGCAAACCTTATGAGGTGACATTGCCCGAAATCGTCATCACTCCTGGTTCTGAGAGCAAGTCATTAGCAAATACCGTGCTTTCTGCACCTTCGGCTGTCAGCAACCTATCCAATGCCCTGACGCTATCGCTCTGTGTGTGTGACACCAGCAACCAGGCATTCGACAACGCCGTTGCCATGAACGGGCCACAGGCCATGCCGAAGCCTTACGAGGTGACGCTACCCGAAATCGTCATCACTCCTGGTTCTAACAATACGGAGCTGGCACAGGATATCGGGTCGGCATCGCTGATGGGCGACACACTCACAGAGGCAACGGCTCAGGCCGAGACGCTGAATGCTGCCGGTGATATCGCCATGCAGTCAGTCGAGAACCGCTCGGAGGCTAATAGTCTGGCTAACTTCTGGAACCAGCAAGGCGGTGCTTCGATGTGGATGCCCTCATTCATGAGCAGCTCTTCATCGTCCAGCAGCTTATCTGATGCCCTGTCGATGGGTGACACCAGCAACCAGGCATTCGACAACGCCGTTGCCATGAACGGGCCACAGGCCATGCCGAAGCCTTACG